TTAATTTGCCATACTAATTGCGGCAATCGCATGAGGCGTTTTATTATTCCATACACATAACTTTTCGACTTTAGCTTCAGTAAGATATGCAATCCTCAGGGTATCCTTCATCCTTTCAATCGCTTTTTTTTGTGAATCTATATGTTGACTACCTGGTACTTCTACTTGAAAAGTTGCACCATTCTTAAAAGTAATGATAGCCATCTCTCTTTTTCCAGCTAGAGATTCTGTATACGAAAATATCTTATCATTTAGCGTATGTATTTGTGTGTTGTGGTATTCTGCACACAAATCAGTAATATTTTGAGGTGTTCCATGTGCATATGCTGAAGATAGTAAAACTGTAAAAAAAACACCAAATTTTAATTTAATCATAATTCATCCTTAATTCTATTATGTGTATCAATATCAGATTGATAGCCTGAAAATATTTGTCTTTTAACTTTAGATTGGTATTCGTCAAGGAATTTTACACCTAGACTTTGGGTTTTTTCATCGCAAGTATTACTCATCGATGATCTTGGAGCATTCCCACAACCCGGCGGTGCATGATGAATCCACGGCTCTTCCCTCCAAGCTCTATGCTCCGGAGGGAAACCTGCCAATCCATAACCATCTGCTGCTGGAGCAATATCTAAGTTACTGTAATATCTATCTCTGTAGCCCCTATTACGATGTAATTGTTCATCAAGCACCCCAAAATGAACTCGATACCATCCATATATTTGGGAGTATGGAATCCCACCTAAAGCAGAAACTTCTTGTTCATCTGGATGAGGACTGTATGCCCCTAATACATCATTAACGTTAAACATGTTGGGTGCAGTGGCTATAACATATATATAATAAGTAGAATGACCAGACAATATAGTTTGACCCACTAAGTGGGCACTTCTCAAACTAATTGAGGTGGAAACATATCCATCATCGTGCCTAACAAATCCCGTCTGAGTTCCTCTTGCATGATCATAAAGGTTGATATTCATTTGAGTACCTCGGTCAAAGTACTCACTCTGTCCTCTTGGCATAAGACCACCTGACTGCTTTATTTCATCAGGAGGTCTAGAATCTGCCCGATATAACTTATCATCATTTGCATATGAAAATGATGATAAGAAAATAAAAAACACAAATATTATCTTTACCATATAATGCTCCCTTTGTTTAACAGAAAAATAATTGATCAAAACAATTAAATAAGTAAATAAATTTGTATTATTTGAAATCAAAAATCAAAAATCAAAAATCAAAATATACTATTTAGTCCTTTTTTATCATTTTCTGTTTTTATCGGTAAACCCCGTTTCACTTCTACCCACAGCGCTTGCGCTGCAAAGGTATCGAACACCACAAAGTGATTGAAATCCGGTAACGGTAGCACCTTGTAGCGGTAGCTCGATGCAAACAGCTCTGTTGGGACGCTGCCACTCTCGGTTTCAAAAAACACTGTAAGCGTATCCTTGTAAATGTGATGACCTGTCGCCCATAGACCACGATAAGGAATGTCCAAATTGTCTACGAGGCGATAACGCTCATCACCAACAGTGACAAAACCATCTTGGACACAAAGCCGACCAATACAAAAACCAAAAGACGCAGGAGCAACCGCCTTGCTCCCGACAGCATTCCCAACAGTAGCCTTTGACTGAGGCTCGGATTGCTCTGACTCGATAGTTGCATCATTTCCCCCTGTAAAAATTGGATTGTCGTGTAAGCCGTAAAACGAATAAGAGAACATCAAAAAAACCATGCCGAACAAGAAAAGGATCTTTCTGTCTTTCCACAGCGCCGTTCCGGCCATCGTGTCGCGTGCTTTGCCTGTCGTGGTGCTTGCGTACATCTTAAAAATCGGACTTGGAATTTTTTTGACTTGGCGTGTCAGCGCGTGCGAGTCCATCTGTCCAGAGTTGGCTGCATCATGGGTGGTCAGGGTAAACTTTGCCCCTAGCCCCACGGTGGCGCGGTTAAAGTGGCGATACCCTATCTCCGCCGCCTCTCTTATCATGTTGTGCACTTTGGCAATGTTAGGCGTGGTTAGGCAGATATCCCAGCCGTGGTGACGATGCATGTCAAAAGCCACCTCAAAGCTCTCCGGCCTATCCTCTGCGACCAAATCCGGCGGCGTGTCGAGCGCCTTTAAATTGGTGACCGTCAGTCTCGGCGGCCAGATGCGACCACATTCATCGATAAAGAGAAACGCGTCCTTTCTCGCCCAGTGCCAAAAACGCGCCATCGTTAAGCGACCGTCAGGATGGTCTGTATCAATAAACTCGATACTGATGTCCGAGACATCCATTTTTAAGTACTTAGCCATGCGTTCAAGGTTTAAGCCTCGCACATTCGTGATGATGTGACGGCCTGACTTAATCGCCGGCAGCAGACGAAGCCATAATGCCCCTGACGTTTTATAAGAGCCTGGCGCGCCGTGATGAATAAAGATACTCATAGGTTTAACGCTCGCAGGGCAAAACGGGTCATCAAAGCCTGAAGCACGATAGCCAGCGCTTGGTCTAACCCTAAAAAGAACAGAAAGCCGCTGTATTGAGGAGGCAGCATATCGATAGCCTGTTGGATAAGCGGATAGATGGTAAACATATCAATCACTTTCTGGGACATCTCCCAGAAGAATTGGATAACAAAAATCTTGCTCTCAATCCACATAATACCGAGCTTGATCACAAGCCACGTAAAGCCATCAATTAGCCAGTCATAAAGGGTGTCCATCATAAGCATCACCTAAACAAAATGAGCATGGCGGCCAGAATGTACGCCATCGCGAGCACTATCATGCGGATGATGTGCAGGTTTTCAGAAAAGAGGGAGAAGTCAAAACAGAGGTTGTAACCAAACGCCTCGACATAGGAGCAAAACGAAGGCACCGCCGCCGAGCCTTTGAACTGATGCAAAGCCGACTGGGTGATTTTCTCGTTGATCATCTGCTTTAAATTCTGCTGAGCCGTTTCTAACTCGGTCTCGGCCTCTCGTATCGGAAACTGACAGCGTTCAGGGTTACTACAGCGCCCTGATAGCGCCGTGTTCATGGTGTCGAGTTGCTGTGAAATCGTCTCTAAGGTATTGAGCTTTTTAGAGATGGTATTAAGCGCCCCTGTATAATTGGGGCTGCTGCTATCGGGTGGCGTGGGATTGGGTTGGTCTGGGTTAGGCGGAACGACAGTCCCACCGAGTGAGTCTTTAAGTTCATCAATCGCCCGAAGGACATTAAGCTCGCTATAAAGCACATCGTATGAAACAGCCGCAACACGAGAGTAAAGCTCATCCTTGGCTTTTCTTACCTCCCGTTGCGTATCCCAAACATCAATGCGGATTTCCTCAAGATACTCCATTTGCCCACCCAAACGATTGTTGACTGCGGTGACACTCTCAAGAACACGATCCGCGTGAAACTTCGTATTGAGCTGAACCATATCTTGAGAGTGGGACACCTGACCACTGACATGATTGAGAGTCGAAGCCATCTCTGATTGGTTTTTATAGACCTGATTGAACGCAGACTTAAACGAGCTGCTCAGCCCATCAACAGGGGAATCACTGGGCGGTGAAGGTGGTAAGGGAACGCACTCTTCCCCCTCAGGGCAATAAGGATAAATGCAGCGCTCTGCAGATGCTCCGGACAAGTCGCACATCGGCCAGTTCGGGGATACCCCTTGTGAAAAACGGGGTTTGTAGAGCCCCTTGCAATAGTCCCCATTTTCATTTGAGAGACAAGACCAAACAAAACCATAGTCATCTTTTTCAATATCAAGCATGCAGCCATCAAATAACACCGATTGCACAATGGGAGAGCCAAAACCGAAAAGTAACTGGTGTGACGTAGTAGTATTAGGATCACAATTGATGGCGGAAGCCGTTACCGATGGAGAAAGAAAGAGCAATGTCAAAAACAGTAGAAAATAGCGCATAAAAAAGGGCGAACGCTCGCCCTCCTCCCTTAAACCAAATATAAGCCCGACACAAAGCCGATAATGATGACCGCTGAGCCAAAGAGACCCAGCCACAACTCAAGCACTATTTAGCCTTACGAATTAAGCCAATCACGGTAACAATCAGAACAATTGCCCCCACCACGCCCATGATGAGCGGCCCAAGCGCAATCACCGTATCTTTACTGGTGCCCAGTGTTTTGGTGACTTCCGTGACCAAACCCGCATCAGCAGCCGCGAGTGCTTGGTTAGCAAATGCGGAAAACAGCAAGAAAACCCCGAGTGAAAGCGTGCTTTTAAAGGTATTAAGTTTGTTTTTCAGTGAGCTAAACATGTAGCTTCTCCTTTACCGTGGATAAAATGAGACTAGCAACCGCGCCAATCCCAAAGGATGTAAAGAACAGAACGAGAACGGCCTTGACCACCGCGAAATAGAGCGCCTCGTTCCAGACATAATGGGTTAAGTCCATCAAGATTTAATGGGTTGAGGTTTATCCAATGGCTTGCCGCCCGGCACGTTGTCAAACAAGGAACACACCACTTGATAATCAATCACGAGGTTGCGTGATGGGTCTTCTGGGTCTGGCTCATTGTCAAACGTGACAAGAACCGGAAAGGCGGTCTGTTCGAGTTTTCTGGTCATCGCGTCACTGGATACAAATTTCACTTCCTGATGCTGCAAGCCAAACGTCAAACATTGGCCTTTATCGTTTTTCCACTGGCGAATCGGCTTACCAACAAAAAGCACTGGGATAAGATAAGGTGCACCAGTCTTACTACTCACCCCTTCAGAATGAGAGGCACCAAAAACAACAAAACGAGATTTCATATTAATCACCCATAATTTCATCAATTAACTTCATATAAGAATCTGGAAGGTTGAGTGAATCGTCGTGAATTTCCTTAGAAATCAACGCCCCAAACACCCTTTCCAAATCACCACCAAAATGCTTTGAAATATCAAACAAAGTCTTACCAACCTGGCGACGAGCCCACTTAATGCGTGAGTGGATATCAAGCGCCACTTGACGCTTTTTTGTGACCACCTTGACAGGCAAGGAATTGATAATTGAGGCCGAGTACGCGCACAAACCTGCAAAATACCCCTCGATATTGAGCAGAACGTCGATAGGCATGTCTTTAAGCTCGACCTCATTACGAAACCAGTGCATATCTAAACCAAGCTGAGCAGCCTTGTTGTAGATACGCCAGTAAATGCGAGATTCACGAGAGCCTACCTCGAAAGATTCATTGATGATTTTGCCATTAGGCTCAGAGACTAATCGCTCACCACCGTTAGGAGCACGTCCCGCTCTAGCGGTGCGAAAGGCATCATCGGAATAGGCTTTTTTGGCGTACTCACGGCCAAATAAACCGTGAAAGTCATCAACGGCCAAATCAATACGAGACAGACGAGAGCAACCTAATAAATCGAGCCACCAATGAAGACGGAATAAAGAGGTGTGCTCTAACACGGTTCGACACCCTACTCCCTCAATTTGGAAGTAACAGGTATTACGGTTTCCCCCTAGCGCAACAAAGCCCACGTGTTTATTGGAGTACTTCGACATCAAATGGCATGAGTTTTCATACCCATAAAGCCCCTTATCGCGCCAAGGCGACATACGAAGACCAAGAACATGAAGGCAAAACACCTCCAAGCGTTCCATCATGGCAACGTTCCACTTCTGCTTATAAAGCTCGATTAACTTCTCTTTTTGCTCAGGGGTGCGAGCCATACGGTAATCGGGCTTAGGAAGAGGCGCCCAGATAAGCGAGGACAAATCGGACTTATGCGCGTGACGGAATGAAGCATAAGGAACCGACCAAGCAAGATAATCGACAAAAACAAACGGAGAAGCGTTTGTATCGAGTTGTAATTCGTCAAGAGTGAAAATCTGCTTTTTCATTAGCCTTCAAAAACCTGTCAAGATAACCTTTAGAGCTAAAATACAGCAACCAATGCGCACTTTCAAGACTAATGTACAAAAAAACAGCCTTACAATAGAAATAAATCAAGCTAAAGGGGATTGTTATGAAGATAAAAGAAAGGCTAGCCAACCAAAGAAAGGCAATTAATAAGACTCAGGCACAAATGGCTGATGAAATTGGAATTAGTCTAACATCGTACAAAAAATACGAATCTGGGGAAGGTTTGCCTACAATGGAAAACCTTGTGAAGATCGCAGATGCTCTGGAGATCTCAATTGATGAACTATGCGGAAGATGGGCCACAGATGAAAATCAAGAGCTTATGCTCAGGTTAAAAAAAATCCAACAGTTAGATGAAGAAGAGCAAAAAGCAATAAGCATGGTTTTAGAAAGTATGCTGATAAGACATTCTACCAAGAGCATCTTAAATCATGGTGCTTAGCAAGACTCGCTAGCGCTCAAACACTGGCGCGCTACGCTTGCGAATACAAGGTGAGTGTCACAGGCTCTGTGGGATTTACCCCCGTAATACTAGACGGGGGTCTACCACAGCGGACAGGCTCTAACAACGCGACTCCGCACGCTACGTCGCTTATGTTCTCACCTGCCGCTGTCGCAGTATAGAGGTGAGACAATTAAGCTCACAGCGGCCGCTGTCTCAATAGAACCTGTAGAAATTCCGTCTCCTCGCATCAGCGAAGCTGATGACTGCGGCGGACGGCTGGAATCAGAATAAATCGAATTATGTCATTTTTGACATACCGAAATGACATACCGCCTTAATGCGTATTATACGCCATTATGTTACGGGCTCACTCTTGCAGAACGATTCAGCAAGCTGCCCACGTTCTGCTGCAAGTGAGGCCGTCAGTGCTGGCGCAATGGTACTGACGACTGCCCCTCAACATAATGCCGCGCCACATAATGCGCACTAGGAACATTTTGTCTCTAGGTTTAGTACGGTGGCTTTGGCCGTGTCTATTGGTGGTTTTTTGTAGGCTTTAGCGTATGTCATTGCATCATAACCGACCATCATGACATAGAGTTCGTCTGCTGCGATTTTGCGTTCATCCGGACTCACAAGGAAGCCACCTTTAAACTGCCAACCGAACCATGATTCACCTGCTTCATGTAATCCACTTTTGGCATGCTCGCGAACTTTGTGTGCCTGACGATAGACTGCACGTGTTTGGTTGATTTGGTTTTGTTGATCTTCGATTTGTGCTGCGCCTAACCGATGACCTAATGGCGTGACCAACTTGCCTTCGTCGAAGTACCAACCTTGCCAACGTTTGCCTTCAAGGCCGCTGCGAGGTAAAACCCGCTTCTCCAAGACCGACAACCAGTAATGGAAGATGCATGGATTCATGGGATAAGAGCCATTCTCCCAACGTCGCCATGTTTGCGTGCTTACACAGCACATTTCAGCGGCCTGAGTGGTCGTCAGGCCGTATTTTTCTCTGGTTGACTTAATCCAAGCAGC